CGGGAACTTGAAGTCGACCACGGACTGCACGTCCGCGTAGTTGTACGTGATGGCGCCGCCCAGCGCCTGCCACGACGACCACTCCGCGAAGTTGTCGAACCTCTGGTTGAGGTCGTTGATCTCGCGAAGAACGGCCCTCTCCGCGTTGATGCGGGCGATCTCGCCCGGCGTCCGCAGCCAGTGCAGCGTCGTCGGCTCGAAGACCTTCTTCTCGCGCAGGTAGATGAAGCTCGCGCTCTCCTGCGACCGGCCGAGCCGGCTGATGATGTGCGCCTCGGAGTTGGGCACGTTGGGCTTGGCGACAGCTCGCGAGCCCTTCACCACGTCCCACGTCGCTGACGGGAACGGCCACGGCGTCTGGTCGAGCCGGTTGAGAAGCATCAAGGTTTCAGGGGTAACGAATTTCTCGACCCGCTAAAACCACGCCTCGAAGGACCACTGGCTCAAGCAGTGAGATATCAGGCATGGGTAGGCGTCACCTCCTCAGGCAGCTGCTGACAAGTCACAGCGACCCGGAATCCCGAGCCCGGCCTGCGCCGCTCTCTCCAGGAGAGCCACCTAGCTGGCCTGAGCGCCTGTGCGCCTGTCCGCTTTAATCGGCAGCATCCGCACCGCTTCTGTCTCGGGCGTAGTAAGAGTTATGTCACGCCCCAGATACTCAGCGGCCGAACGCATCTGCGAATCATGCAAACGGCCTTACCGAGGCAACAGCCGAGCTAGAGTCCAGCGCTGTCCTGCCTGCCGAGCAACGTGTGCGGACTGCGGTAAGTCCAAGAACCCGCAGGACTCCCACACTCAGTGCGGCACCTGCCGAGCTGCCGGACGGATCTGCGCCACGTGCAAGACCAACCCCACCTTTCAGAACCGGCGAAAGTGCTGGACCTGCATCTCCGTAGAGGGCACTTACGCCGCCCAAGCTCGCGACCGCATCTATAACCTGCCGCCCGGGTGGTACGACCAGCGGCTAATCGAGCAGGGCGGCACCTGCGAGATCAGCGGGAAACCGGAGACATCAGCAAATAAGCGCACCGGCAAGGCCTACCCGCTCGCCGTGGATCACGACCGAAGCTGCTGCCCAGGAGACCGAAGCTGCGGAAAATGCCTGCGCGGGCTCATCCGCCGGAACCTCAACGTTGCCCTAGGGATGTTCAGCGACGACCCTGATCTTCTCCGCGCGGCAGCCGATTACATCGAGCGGCACCGGGACAGCACAAAGCCCCCGGCGTCCGCATAGCCGGGGGCTTCGCGCAGGCGGCGAGGTCAGTCCGCCTGAATCACGGGGCGGGCGGCACGATCGCCGTCACGCCCTGGACGGCCGTGTCCAGGTTCGCCTGGGTGGTGGCGAGAGCGGCCACCGCGGCGTTGAGCGCCGAGGTGTCCACGCCAGCCGGGAGGTTGGCGATCTCGGCCTGGATTGCGGTGACGTCGGTTCCCAGCTGGGAGACCTGCGCCGCCACGTCGGTCATGGTCGCGTTGATCTGGGTTACCGCCGCGTCGATGTCGTCCTGCGATGCCATGATGGCGTCTACCTTCCGTTCGATTTCGGACAGGCGCCCGCTAAGCCGCGCTTCCGTCTCGGCGAGCAGCTTCCGGAGGGGCTTCCGTCTCCACACGCCCTGGCTATCGGCCGCGGAACAGCAGAACCCCCGGCGACCGCAGCCGGGGGTTCTGGTCTGGCACCTGAAGGTTTCTTCTGAATTGCGTCAGAATATGAAAGCGTTCACGCCAGTGCCCGCACCGCTGGTCGGCACCGTACCGGCCGAGTTCGGGGGCGTGCCGTCCATCGGGCCGCCCGGGAAACTGTTCGGCACCGCGGAGATGCCGCCGCCGTAGGGCACGTACCGGGCACCGAGCAGCTGGATCGCCTGGCCCGCCGCGGACCCGAGACCGTTGGCGATGATGTTGGTCGTGTCGGTGCCGGAGACCACGTTGCCGTTGAGGATGCCGCGGATCACCAGGTTGCCGAGCGCGTCCGCAGGCGACTTGCCGGCCGGGCTGGCCGGGAACAGGCCGGTGCCCGCCGAGCCGGCCAGGGTGATGCCGTCCGGGTTCACCCCGTTGGTGTTGGCGTTGTAAGCGGACAGGCTCGCCGAGCCGCCGCCCCCGGTGTCGCGCCCGTCGCGCAGCACGCCGGTGGGGACGGCGCGGCCGTCGGTGGCGGCGGCGTTGTACGCGAAGTACTTGCCGGACGCCGTGTGCCGGGCGATGACGCAGCCGGTCGGCAGGACGCCCTGCCCCGCCGCCAGGGTGACACCGCGCTGGGTGAATCCGGCGTAGGACAGAAGCAGTTCCTGGACCGCTTCGGCATGGAACTCGTCGCCGTACGGCGCGCCGTACTCGTGCGTCGGCTTGACGTAACCCGGCGGGTAGTCAAACTCATACGAGTCGTTCGCTGGGGCCATCTGACCTGCTCCTTACTCAGTCCGGTCTCAGCGCCGGGTCTGGCCGTTGGGCGTGAAGAACTGGGAGTGCTGAGCGGTGAGAGAGGCGATCTCGCGGTCGATGTCCTGCTCCTGGCGCTGCTCGCCGTCCCGGCCGCCGACACCCTGCGGGGCCGACAGGGCGACGTAGGGGGCGTTCTCCGGGGCGAGGATCGCCTCCAGGTCGCCGCGCCGGGACAGGGCCATCTCGATGGCCGCGTCGCGGGTCTTCGGCAGCAGGCGCCCGGCGCCGATGTAGCCGTCCACCTCGGTCTCCGCTGCCTGGCGCTGCAGGCCGGCCACCGAGGTGCGCAGGCCCTTGTTGTCGTTGGCCAGCTCCACCACCGCGGCGGTGATGTCGCCGATGCCGATCTGGTCCGGCGCGGCGGCCAGCGACACGTAGCCGCCGTCCTTGAGCGCCTGGACGACGGCGCCGGTCAGCGCGGTCATGTCGGGGGCGGCAGGCGGAACGTCCGCCGCGGACGCCTGGAGGGCCGCGACGTCGATGCCGTGCTCGTTCTTCAGAGCGGCGAGCAGCTCTTCCTTGGTCATCGGCACGGTTTCCTCCGGCGCGGCGGTGAGTACGTAGACTTCGCCGTCACTATCGGCCGAAGCAGCCAGCGTCTCCGTGTAGTCCTCCAGGCCGGTCACGTACGGCCGGTTGGTGACCGCGACGTGCAGCAGCGTGGGGCCGGCCTTCTTGCCGGTGCTCGTGTCGGTGTAGTTGGTGCTCAGGAACGCCGACGCGCCCAGGTAGGTCTTGCCGAACTTGTCGGCGTCCTGGCGCGCGTCGATGAGCGCGTACACCTTGCCGTCCCGCTCGCGCACCCCGACGACCTCGCCCAGGTTGGCGCCCGGGTTCTCCACGTGCTGGTTCTTGTCGTTGGCGAGCGGGACCTGAACGATGTCGCAGGTGCCCTTGGCGAAGTTGTCCTGCAGCGCGCTCACGAACGCCCGGTCGACGTTGATCTTCTCGCCAGTCTGCGGGTGAAGCAGCGTCCCCATGTTGAGGATGTGCTTCTCAAACAGCTTGCCCTGCACTCGCCGCGTCCGGGCGAGGGCTACCGGGATGTCGTCTACCGGCTGGTAACCGCTGCTGCCGCGCGGGGCCGGCACGATGTAACGCACGTCATCGCCCATGCGCTCCTAATCGGACAACAGCACGCCCGTGCGCCCGTGTGCTTACGACCCAGCCGTTCAGGAAGCCAGCGCTTCCCAGACCTTGCGAGGCATCCCGCCATTCCCCACTGGGTCGCGCATAGCGACCAGTCGAGAGTCTTTCGTGCTCTCCTGCCAGCTAGCGCGCGGCTTCCGCACAGCTACCAGGCGGAAGCCCGCTGCAATAAGCGAAGTACCCGGCTCATCCCCCTGGGTCATGGAGATGCAGCGCATGTAGCCCATCGCCTTGCCGACGCGCCAGCACGCGGCATACAGGTGGCTATTCACATTCGGCGGCCCGTCGTCCATGGTGACCGAGCGGTAGACCTCCAGTGTCAGCCCGTCGTCGCTCGCGCGGGCCACCGGCCGCCCGGCCATCGCCACGCCCCAGATCAGGCCGTCTTCATCAGCGGCACCAATGACGAACTTGCAGCCGCGCGGCGGCTTGTTATGCCGGTGCAATTCAGCCACCCAGGCACAGCCTGCACGAAATGACATTGGGATTGTGTGGAGGCGGACAGCACCTGCAGGCTTCATGTTCTCTAATACGACTTAGGTCCGGCGGCACCTGGCGCTCAATGGAGGTGCATCCCCGGGATGCCGTCATCGTCGGTGACCTTGGCGTCCGCCGGCTCGGCTTTCCCCGGCATCTGCCGGGCGATCTCGCCCAGGCCCTGGCCATGCGCGGGCGCCAGCGCGGCGACAGCCCTGGCGGCCTCCTGCAGCATCTCCATGGCGCGCTCGGGGTCCGCCTGGGCGGTCTTCATCGCCTTCTGCACCATCTCGGCCTGCTCGTCCAGGCCCTTGTCGTGCAGCCGCTGGGCCATGTCCTGCAGCTCGGCGAACACGTTGCCCTGCAGCGGGCGCGCCGCATCAGCCGCCGACCTCCACTGGCCGGGACGGCGCTGCATTTTGGTCTTCGCTGGGGGCACGTTGCACCTTCCCTTGACTTGAGTATAGTATCACGGCACGATGGATGTCATGCCCTGGATCAAGAGTTCACTCAGCTACGCGAACGGCAACTGCGTCGAAGTTCAGCACCAGCCTGACAGCGATGTCGCTGTGCGCAACAGCCGCGACCAGCAAGGCCCTGTACTGCGATTCACGGCCGCCGAATGGGGCGACTTCCTGGCCGGCTGCCGGAACGGCGAGTTCGATCCTCCTACTCCGTAGCGTGCGGCGCATGATGCACCTGGCCTGTCCCGAAATGGTAGAACCCGCCCAGGTTGCGCGTGTAGGCAGCAAGTGCCTCGGCGTCCGCGCGGTCTTCCGCCACTGCCACCGGGTCGATGTCGATCCGGTGGTTGCCGTCGTCGTGGAAGACGCCCAGCTGCATGCCTGAGTGCTCCAGCACGACGCGGAACTCCACCAGCGCCCGGTCCATCGCTGCCTGGAACTCCGGCTCGGTGGCGTTCTCCGGCAGCGTGATGGCGGAGAAGCCGGGCGGCTTGACGGTGAGCGCGTACTTGTCCGCATTCGCGTCCAGCGGCTCGCCGGTATGCGAGTCGATGACCAGGTGCCCCCACGGCCTGGAGACTTCCTTCCACGCGCTGGTCTTCAGCGCGTCCCAGTTACTCACCATCCCGGTCACCGGCCTGCGGTCCGCCTCCATCGAGTTGAGCAGGTCACGGCCGCGGCTGACGGTGGCGTGGTACTCCACCGCGTCCAGCGGCCGGCTGCCCGGCCCGGCCTCCGCCCCGGTGATGGGCGCCGGCGCGAGATCGGTGGTGCCCAGCTCGGTGCGGATGCCGTGCTCTTTCGCCCACTGCTGCCAGGCACCCCAGTGGTTGTTCATCGCGGTGAGCAGGCCCTTGCTGGGGTTCCTGCTGCCCGTCATGTCCTCCGCGTTGTTGAGGCGGATCTGCCGCAGCCACAGCATCGCCTGCA